GATATTTTTTCTTTTAAATTTGTCCATTCATTATTTATTTCTATATTTTTATCTAATAACTCAGATAATTTTTTATATTCATTCTCTAATTTTTCAATGCTAGTCATCTCAGTTTCAGATTGTAACTTTGTCATTGTTAAATTCCATTCATCTGCTACTTTTTTCAATTTTTCTCTTGCATTTTTATCTAAGTCTTCTATTTCTTTCAAAACTTCTTTATCAAAGTCACTAAATTGCATATTTCCCATAAACTCCTCCTAAGCATAATATCATATTATATTATACCCTAAGACCAAAAATATTCAACTGCCATTGTCCTGTTATTTCTATTTTTTCTCCTCGTAAATTTCTAAAGTTCCAGAAACTTCATCGTCTTCTATTACAAAAGTTCTTCTATTCGTTGTTTTGTAATAAAATAATGTGATCCCATCTTCCAGTTTTTCTGTTTTTTGAAGCCCTAATAATTCACACATGTCCATCAATAAGTCTTTTTCAAGCAAATTATTGTCCCAGACTTCTAAAAATATTTTTTCATATTTCTGTTTTTCTTTTTCCGTCATTTTCTTTTCTCCTTTACTATTATGTCATCATAGTATCCCTCTTTCAGTCTTTTTCTACAAAAAAGTATCTTTTTGTTCCATTTTTATATCTCAAACCGCTAAAAATAATATTGAATTTTTCAAAGTTCCAGCCCCTTCGCTTACATATTGTTTTAAAACCTGATTTTTCTATTGGATATTTTTCATAATATGATTTAGATTTACAACTATGATTTTTACTTCCACCCATAGAGTACACTATGTTTTCTTGCCTACTAACCCATTCTAAATTTTCAACTCTATTGTCTTTGTGTTTTTCATTTATATGATTAACTTCTGCTTTATTTTCAGGATTAGGAATAAATGCCTCTGCCACTAATCTGTGGACATACTTTCTGCACTGCTTATTGTTAACAGAAAAATTAACAGTTAAATAATTGCCTCCTTTGGAATTCTGATATATAATTTTACTTTTAACTGTTCTTTTCTGCACTCCGAATGAAACAACTCTTTTACAACTTCTTACATTTCCTAAATTACTTACTTCATAAAATCCTTCAAAACCTTTTACTTCTTTCCAAATTTCCATATTTGCCTTCCTTATACTGTTTTCTAAATTTTTTAAAATGATTTTTATAAACTGGTAATAAATCATAAACTAATTGTGGATTTAAATAAACACCTTCTATGTAATATTTATCTTCGAATTCTTTTAAACTTTTTGAATGTTTTTCAAAATGATGATAGCTGCACAAAGGTAAAAACCTGCTGTGTAATCCGTCATCATTTTCATAAGTTCCAACAGTATTTGCTACGGTATCGTAATGATCCAGTTGTATTTCATTATATTCATCATGTACTTTCCCACATATACAGCATGTTCTTTTTCTCAAGCATGCTATAACATATCTTTGAGTTATGTTGTCTATTTCTAATATGTGCTTATATCGAGTATCGTGTTTGCCTAAAATATACAGATTAATTCCCATTTCAAGTGCCTGTTCTATGATAAAAGCTATGAATTCATTAGCTGTCTGCATGTCGCATCTTGCTGTTGAGAAATCTAATCTGTCAGTTGCAATTGCAAACTGTTCTTTCATTAATTCTTTTATTTCCAGGAGAGTATACCCCAGCTGTTCTCCAAACTCTTTTAAAAGCACGTGAATTAATCCATTTTGTGCCTGTGATAACTTCTTGACTGGGATAACTGTAATAGGCAAATTGTTCAAATATTCCTCAAGCTCTGTTTTTAATACTGTTGTCACCTTTTCAACTGGTAAAGTGATAACTATCTTACTGTCTACGATTTCCGCGTTTGCCATTTTTCTATTGCCTTTCTCACTTTTTTGAATCTTACTTTTTGAAAAAGATGCTTATTTCCATCACAAAAATCAAATTCATTGTCAGTCAAATCCATACCTTCTTCAAGTTTTCTTTTAATCAGTTCCGCTCTTATTTCCTGTTCTTCAATCATAATTCCTCCTAAATAAAAATTCACAGCCTTTAATAACTGTGAATTTGTTTTTAGCTATGTAACCATCTTTCTAATTCTCTATAAAACATCAGTGTTAGTACTTCTACATCTATTCTTTCCATTGATAATTCTTCTTTTATTATTTCCTCTGTTACATCTCTTCCTCTGTTATCCGTTAATGTGTATTCCATGCATTTTGCTACACTTACAAAAACATCAGATATTTTGTCAAAAACTTCAAAATCATTTAGTATTTTTTTATACTTTTCCAATTCTTTTTCATCAGATATCATTATTAAGCCCCCTCTTTTTCTATATCCATATTTGCTTTTATTCCTAAACTTTCAAGCAGATTATGAATAAATAATCTCCCTTTCTGTGTCCATTTAGTATTTGCTACTGCTTTATTTCCATTTTCTCTTTTTATTGTAAATGTTTCACTTTTTGTATATCCTTTATTCATATGTTCTATATACAATATCCATTGCCCGCCAACTTTTCTTATTATTCTTTCTTCATTTAATATTTTATTTAATTCATAAGCACTTAATCCATAATCAGCTGCAATTTGTGTTGTAGCCATTGTATCTTCACTTGATAATATTGTGTCAACATATTCTTTAATAGGTTTATATTCCGCTATCAACTGTTTTTGTATCTGATTTTCTTCTAATAATAGCTCATTCTCTTTTTTGACTTTTCCAAATTCAATAAATGCTTCTCCCAGTTTTACAGGATTACTTATTATTTCTTCCCATAAGTTGTTAGTTATATACATTCCTGTCTTTCTTATCATTGGTAAAACTTCGCCTGTTACCCATTCTGTTATTTCTTCTGCTTCAGGTTTATCACTTTGAAATATACATTTATACAAATTGCTTTCATTTATAAAATTCATTTGTTGTTTTCCACCACTTGTAAGGGTGTCCACCAAAATGACACCCTTTGGATTTAATCTTGATTTTACTTGCCTAGGATTTTTTAATCCTAAAATTTCACATACATCATTCAAATTAAAGTAAGGTATTTCATTTATTACCTGTACCCTCACTTCTCCAAATTTTTCACTTTTAAATATTTGTAATTCATTCATATTTTATCCTCCTATTATACTTTTAAGCAGTAGCCTTTGCTATTTCATTCTTAAGAGTTTCTGACTGCACTATACTGTCTATTCTTTTTCCTGCCTTATAGTATTCTTCTTTGACTACATCTAAGAAATCATCAAAGGCACTTTCTAAATCGAATAACTTAATTCCTTTTTCTAGTGCTTCATCCCATATTTTTTGAAACACTCCACTGAATTTTTTCTGTGCTTCCTGTAACTCTTTGTTGTGAATGTCCAGTAATTCCTTTGCTACTTCAAATCCTAATTTTTCTTCAAATGTCATGTTTTTTCCTCCTGAAAATATTGATTTTTTGGAGTTTATACAGTATAATAAGGTTGGTTAGGTACTTATTGTACTGTATATCCCCTGAATCGTAATAGGTTTAGGGGATTTTTTTATTTCTTTCTTATCGTGATTTCTTTAGAAGTTTCGTTGTATTCAAACTCTACTTCTCTTTCTTCTGAAGTAACTCCCATTTTATCAAGTACACTTTTAGGTATTGATAATTTAGTAGTAATTCCACCAGAACCACTTTTTCCAAAAGAAATTTTTAGAATCCTTTTAGTCATGTTTCCTCCTATTACGTTACGTAATAATACTACCATACTTACGTAACGTTGTCAACATATTTTTTTAATTTTTATTATACTCTATAAACTCCTCAATATTTTCAGGTATCAGAGATTAATTCACAGTTATTAAATTGCCATTGTCCTTGTTGGTTTTATCCAAAAATTGTTTCTATCCTTTTTCTGAACTCTTTTACCATCAATTCATTTATTTCTGCTTTTTGCTCTGCATTCAGTTTCTCCATTAGACTGATTTCCTTAAATATTTCTCTGACATATTCTTCGTTATATTCAAGCAGTAAATCAATCAGAACTTCTGAAATACTCTGAACATTACCTTTTCTGTAACTTCCGAGATAATTATCTGTATCTCCACAGAAACCACATACACCAGGACTATATCCGTCTTCCACTATGTATATATTCCCTGTGCAGCTTTCATATATTTGCATATTTCCTCCTTATTTTTTATTCATTCTATACAGTAGATAAAGGCTAAAAAGCATTATTAATGTCTGTAGAAATTTTGTATTTGTCAGTATTTCCATAAAACTCCCCCTTAAAGAAACTGTTTTAAATTTGGTGGGAAAAAATTCGGTCCTTTTGTTATTTTCCCATCTTCCCTATATATTGGTTTTCCATCCAACCCTAACTTACTCATATTACTTCTGTGAACTTCTTCAAAGGCTTGAAATAATATTTTTTCAAAGCCATTTTCCACTTCCCAATTAAAGATTCTTCTAGTCCTTTCATCCTCTAAAAAAAATATTTTTGATGCCACTTTTTCAACATCTCCTCTGTTCTGTTCTAATAATGTTCCTATGTGTATGTAGTACATATCACATACAGCATCTAATTTTTCAACTATATCATTTTGTTTTTCTGCAACTTCATATTCTGTCTGTTCTTCCTTGAACATTTTCTCCCTTAATTTCATTCTATCAACAGTCATTTCCTTTTCTAAAAATTCCTGCTGTCCGAATGCTATATAAAATTCTTTTACCATTCCAACTAATTTATTCCAACGTTCCATTATTCTATTTCCTCCACTTCTATTTCCATTCTTGGATTTTTTCTGTCACAGCCACCAATTGATAATTGACTGTTGACAAGATATTTTACATTGTCATCTACGATTATTCCCAACTCCTTCAAGCCATCATTTAAAAATTTTGCAATAACTGCTGCAACATTATCTAGATCACTTCTTGAATTTTGATAAAAATATTTGTAATTAACTCGATATTTCCCTTTAATTTTTTTTTTGTTTTTAAGTAACTGTATTTTTATCAGTTTATGATATTCCTTTTTTATTTTATTCCGTTCAAATTTATTTGTTTTCCCGTACCAGTTTAGGCTCATTAGTTCAAGTTTATTTTTTCTTGTTTCCCAATAAACTGGCAATTCAAGTTTAATCATTGCTTTCACATTCTCTCAAATACCAGTCTAAATATGTCTTAGCCTTCTTGTAATCCTCTAAGCCATTTTTCTTTTCTGCTCTTATCAGATACTTCATTGTATTTCCTTTGCAGAATGCCTTAAAACCCTCTTGTCCTAGCACCGACTTAATGACTTCTATTGATTCAACATTTAAACCCTCAAGTTTATAGTGCTTAGGACTTTTAATGTTATCGTTATTATTTAATTTGTTTTCTCTTCTTATACTAATTAACTTAATTCCTTTCTTTCCCATTTATAGTTCCTCCTGTTTTAAAACTAAGTTACCACTCATCAAATCAGGCAACATTTTATCTCTTAATTCTGTCAAATATCTATTTTCTTCATTGTTGAGAAAATGAATCATAGTTCTCCACGTGTTCAATGTCATCAACATAAGTGACGTAATTTCTGATTTATCCATATTCTCAATTTTCAATTCTTTAGATTTTGTTGTCCTAATATATTTTTGAGTTGGAAGTTCTATTTCTAACTTTAGAATTTCTTTTATTGTTTTATTTATTTCTCTAGTTGTTTCATCAGATTTAGTAGCATTTTCAAAAACTTCTAAAAAACCAATTTCTTTTGCCCATGTTTCATTTATAGTAAGCTTATTTTCATTTTTTTGAATCATCACTCTCTGTAAATCTGTGAGTATATCTTCATAGCTTCTGTTATATTTTTCTTCTGTTTTCATTTCAACGTATCGTAACGGTTCCCAGTTTTCTTCTTGAATTTCATTATTTCCTACAGTTTTAGAAAAATTCACTATATCTCTTTTTTCTTCAATACAAGATAAAATGGTTTTTATTTGTTCATCAGAGTAGGTTTTTAATACTTTTGTATAAACTCTATTTTTAGTATGATCTTCTCCTTTTTGTTTTCTTTCTTCTTCTGTGAAAAAATTTTTGCAATTTAAAAAACTTATTTCTTCTGAATCCTCAAAAAATAATACTGTCGTCGGTATAGCTGTACTTTCAAACATACCTTCAGGATTAGTAATTACAGCTCTTATACGATTGTTTTCTTTAAGATGCTTTCTTGCTTCCTTTTCTTCGCCAGATGAAGTCACACCTTTTGGCAAAATAAAAGCTACTTTGCCTTTAACTCTTTCAAGCATTTTCAAAACAAAAACATAGTTCATGTTTTTAAGTGAAAATTCTCCTTTATGTTCACCTCTTAAATTGAAAGGTGGATTGCTTATTCCTGAACTGAAGTCAGGATATTCAAAAAACATACAGATTTCTATTTCTGAAAATTTTGCTCCTTGTGTTAGTTTATAAACTGTTTTTCTTTCACCAGTTAAAACATTTCCGTTTATTACATAACCTTCGATGTTCCTGATTTTTAAATTAAAAAGTAGAAAAGGAATTAGATTTTCATCAAGTTCTTCACACACAAACTTTAAATTTTTGTTGATGCACCACTTTTGAATTGTTAATGCTCCACTGCCAGAGCACATATCATAAACCCACTCTTCAACAGTTGATTTTGTTAACTCAGAAATAAGTTTTCCCAAACTTTTTGGTGTGAAATCCTGTTTTTTATTTTCTCTATCCGCCATGAAAAACTGCCATATTTTTTGCAGATAGTCTGTTTCTAAATCATTATTTATTAACTCTAAATATTTAGAACAATTAGACTCAGTCAATAATTCTAAATTAAAATCTTCCAGTTCTCCAAATATTTCTTTAAATTTTTCTGTTAACTCTTTTAACTCCAAATTTCCTCCTATTTAAAATTTTCTTCCTTTTTCATTTCTTTGAATTTCTTTTATGAAACTAATTTATTTCCAGAATGAATATTTTTTATTGGCCCTTTATGTCTTTTAACAAATGTCCATATCTTTTCATAGTCATCTGATTTTATTTGATGTACTCCATCATTCAAGTCGACAATTTCAATGAAATAGATTTTTATTCTACTCATTAACCAACTCCTTTAAACAAACTTAATTGTTTTACCTTTTTTGGCAAAAAACTGTTTCTTTTCTTTTTGAGTTCCGAATAATACTTTCTACGCCATTCATTACTTTCCTTCTCTTTTTTAAAAAATTCATTTCTTTTTTTTAATTCATTGACTATATAGTCTTTAAAAATTTTCTTTTCAAGTTCAAAAATTTTTTTAAGTTCCTTTGGTTGTTTATAAAGCTCTTGTGCTTCTTTTTCTATTTCTCTTCTTTCTTTGACAAAAAGCATTTTATGATTATATTTTTTTTTGAAGTTTTCCTTATTTTTTAAAAAAGGACACAAAAAATCATAAACTAAGTTAATATAATCTGCCATTTCTGCTGGATAAGATTTTTGATTTACAATTGGAATGTAATATATACCTTGTGTCAATCTCTCAAAATCATCTCTTGAAATCCCTTCGAGAGTATAAAACCAGTAAAACTGGGAATTATCAGAAATAAATTCTTTTTTTGTCAGCAATAATTCAATATTTTCATATGTTATTTCCTTTTTAAAAACCTCTCCCAAATTTTTAAAATGTTCTTCATATATTTCTTCAATGATTTTTGTAATTTCTGCATATCTAAAGATATCTTCGGAACGATAAAGCATGAAATTTGGATTTGAAAAAATGCCATAATCATCAATTGTAAAATTTCTTATTCCTCCTTTTCTAAAATCCGGTATAACAAGCAATTGCATCGTTCCACAGAAATCATTAAACTTGATTCCATATATTCTTATTGATTTAAAGGTTGCTTTTCTAGGAAACAAGTCCCCATAATGCTTATCTATTTCTTGCACTGTTATAAAAATTTCCGAATTTACATCATCTATTTTGAATTTTTGGAGTTTTTTTATTATTTCCTCTTCTTTGCTATAAATAAATTCCTCCAATTTGTCTCTCGGAATATCTTTTTTATAAGTTCTTTTTCTTTTTTTGCTTTCTTTTATCATTATTACCCCTTATTAAAACTGCTCAACTGTTCTATTTTCTCTTTGTTGTTCAGCTTTTCCTGAATTAGTTTGTCTATTTCTCTATCAATTTCAACATTTCTGTCTTCCAGTTCAGTTATAATCTGATATTTAGTTTTCATATTTTATCCTCTCCTCTTTTCTACCATTCTTTGAGTTGGCAGATGAAATCCTAAATGTACTGTTCCAAGTTCTCCACTCCTGTTTTTTCTGACTATAAATTCAACTTCTGAATTAACAATATTTTTCTTTTCCTTGTCGTAATAGTCTTCCCTATGAAGAAAAGCTACAACGTTACTTGCCTGTTCTATTCCTCCTGAATCTCTCAAATCAGACAGTATAGGTCTTTTATCAGTCCTTGCTTCAACTCCTCTATTAAGCTGAGCTAGAATGATAATGCAAGTGTCCAGTTCTTTAGCTAAAAGCTTTAATCTATTCGACATATATTCAACCTCAAGGTTTTTGTTCTGATGTCCGTAAGACTGCATTAATGTCAGATAGTCTATTACAATCACATCAAATTTTTTTCTTTGATGTAATCTTCGGATCTGATTAACAATTCTCTTGAAGTCAGGATTTTCTATGTCTAAAATTTTTAAATTCATATCATTTAAATAGCTCATAGCCATATTAATTCTAGTTATTTCTTCATCACTTCCAGTTTTTCTTTCAACTTTTCTGTATTCAACCCCTGAATTTATTGCAGCAAGACGATTTATTATTTGTTTTCTGCTCATCTCGAGATTTATATACAGTGCTGGCTTTTCTTTTGCTACACGATACACAACATTTAACCCGAAAGCCGTCTTACCCATTGATGGTCTTGCCCCTACTGTTACAAGACTTCCTTTTTCAAGATTAAATATTTCGTTTATTTCTGAAAAAGGAAAATTAATAATATTTTCTTTTTTCCCAAGCTCCTGATACCACTCATTAATCAGGTCTTTTATGTCATATTCCCTGTTTTTGGAATCTCCTGAATTTTCAACTTTTTCAATCACTTTAAGAATTTTTTCAAGCTTTTTATCAAGATTTTCAGAACTCATTAAAATTTTTTCAGTTTCTTTAGTTAAAAAATTTTCTTTTGAAATACTGATAAGTTTTTGAACTGCCGTACTTATCACAACTATTTCATGATTATCAATCATATCTAGCAGACTATCTATTTCCCAGTTCAGTTCAGCTATATCAAAACTACCCTTTTCAAGAAATTTATCCGCCATTTCTTCATAAAGATTTCCCAAGTCTTTATCAGAAAAGTTTATTTTCTTAAGTCCTATATCCAAAGCTTCCTGCATTTCTTGAGGAAAAGTCAGAAGTCTTCCAATTATTTGATACTCTAAAGTTGAATTATCCGTTGTCGAATTCACTGAAATCATACTCCTTTGCTATCTGTTCTTCTGTTTTTAAACTAGGTGTTTCCTTTTTTTCAAGCTGTTCATAAGTCCCAGCTTGAATTTTGTAAATATTTTCTATATCAAAGAATTTTTTAAAGAAAAGACCAGGATTCCTATTTGCACTTGTTTTCAAATAGTCATTGTTAGTTATATAATTCAAGGCTGTAATAACTTTTTCTTTCCCAAAATGATTAACAGATTTAATCATTTGAGAAAATACTGACATTAAAATAATTTCGACTTGATTGGTCGGTTGGTTTGGTATTATTTTTTTTATCTCAGTTATCATTTCATCAGCTAGAGTTTTTTTATAATCAATATATTTATTATTTAATCTATCATCATCTTTATCTATCTCTTTCTCTAGGGTAACGTTTTTGTTACACTCTGTTACATCAGTGTTACATTGTAACGCTTTTTTATTCTCTCTATGTTTTCTAACCCTTGCAGCTGCTGAACTTTCACTTCCTGTCGACTCGATAACTTCTGGAAGTAAAAATTCATTTTCTGATAAAGTTTCTATAAGATTATTTTTTTCTAAATACATCAAAGTAATTTTTACATTTTCTGCATCTTCGTCTAATTCAAGAGCCATTTCCTCAGCAAAATTTTCTTCTACTCCCTCAAAAAATAATTTTCCATCGTTTTTCATTGCCAAGAGTTGCAATTTTAAATAAATAATTGTATATGTATCTCCACCAGCAATTTTTCTTAATTTTTTTATTACCCTCTTGTCAAAAAAATCCTCTTTTAATTTCAACCAAAAATATTTTTTTGCCATTTTATTCCCTCTTTTCTCTGTTTACTTGCTTTTAATATGCTAATATGTTATAATTAATACATAAATTAAATTATAAAACCCAATGATATCGGACTTTTGTCCGATTTTTTTATTTTCAGATCACCACCTTTTTTAATTATCAAATTTAAAAATCATTTTAAAGAAATTGGCGGACAGATAAAGCGTGTAAACGCTCACAGTTTAGCAAACTGCTGCCTTACCATTAGGCTAACTGTCCAAAAACAACTGGCACAAGTTAAAAAGAAATCAGAATCAAACAATAAAAATTTTATAGGAGTTTGTGCCAGCAAGTTTTAACGAGGGCTTCTCTCACATCTGTTACTTAAATTTTTTAGATTTCTTGCATTGATTCAAGAAAAAGAGCGTTAAAAAATTAGAAACTAGCTATTGTTTCTTCAGTTTCTCTTATTGCTTTTTTGTCATTATTTTTTATAGCTAGCCTTAATCCCCAGCTTGATGTATATAAAGAACTTTTTTCAACTATTTTGTTCCAAGTCAAATCTTTATCTATCATCTTTTTTCTTATATCTTTATACTTATTCATTTTTCTCACCTCAAAAATAATATATCACATTTCTTGCATTAACGCAAGAAAAAATTAAAACAAAAAAAGACTCCGTTAAGAGTCTTTAATTTTTAATAAACTATATCTTCAGTAGGATAAATTCCATTCTTTTTGAAAAATTCTATCATTTCACTATCTTTTTCAAAAAATTCCTTATTATAATACTTACTCCAATTTGGACTAGTAACACTTGTATCTAACGTTGCTTTCAAAAACATATAAATATCACCCTCTTTTTCATCAGGATTATAAATATAGAGTCTATAATTATAATATTTAGGAGCATCAAACCTTTCAGAATTCGTTAAATTGACAGGGCGTATTTTGTTTAATTCCTTGAAAAAATTATTTGATATTTTTATAAATTCATCTACCGTCAGTTCTTTCTTTTCTTTTTTATTATAAAGTAGTCCGATTTCTAATTCTTCAAAATCATCATCTAAATAATACACCATTAACGTATCTTCTACATCACAGTACACTTTACTTTCTAAATTATTTTTTCTGATAATTTCTATCTGCTTTCTGACAAAAATATCTGGATCAGATACCCAGTTACAAGTTTCAGTAAAACTTATAACTGAAAAAAGAAACCCTAAAAAAAATATTACTTTTTTCAAATCTAATCAACTCCTTTAAATTTTTAATATA